ACCCATACTACGCATTACAAGATCGCGTCTGGAAATATTCCTTGATTGGATTGGAAGATATGACTAAAGTATTTAGCCTTGGAGATTGTGGATTACCTTTATTGGGAATTAGCAAGAACCGTATGGTTATACTTGGAGTCCATAATGGATTGACAAACGCAGGGCATACCTGGTTTAGCTCCTTTGCTGAATCAGATCTTGCTTATTGTTTAGACCATGATGTTGTAGCCAATGGCGTACATTTACATCTATGCAATTGGTGCAACGAATTTTATACTCACGATCATCCATTTAGATTTGAACAACATAAACAGTTCAAGAAACAATGCCCAAACAAAGATTGCCTCGAATATCATGGTGGAGTAAATCCCACTAAGGCAAAACCTACTCAACAAGTTTTGGCAAATTCTGGCGAAGTCGTTAGAAGACCAACGACACACGTTACAATTTCGCATGGACTAGCAGGTGATAAACCATTCATCATCGATAAGGCTATGCATGGAATTCTTACGAATGACAATGCATGGCAAGCTAGTAGGTATAAAGGTATGTCAGATTTAAAGGTGATAGGATATAACACGCTTATGCATGTTTATTCTAAACCAACTCTGAAGAAAACTTACTTACCATATGCTGAGAAATGGCTGGAGTGTGCCTCTTTACCATCAGCAATCACTCTTGAAAATGTAAAGGATACTTCCGATCTTGTCAAAGACAAACACGGAAATTTCGATACATTATTCACTCAAGCTGTGAAGTTCAATCAACGAACCTCTACTTATGGCCAATGGGACCCCAGAATTGATGCACATGTGAATGAGCTTCTGAAGCAATATTTCATATTAAAGTATCCAAACAATGCTCAACTTGACTTATCAGAAGTCATAAATGGTTATGGTCTTGTTAAACCCATAGAGATGGAAACATCTGCAGGTATTAAGATGAAACTTATTTATAAAGTTCATACTAAAAGACCCAAGGGTAATGAAAACGTTCTATTTAAGAACTTGAACGAAGATCAACCAAGCAAGAAACCATACTATGTGATTAATGCTAAGGATAGTGAAGCAGCCAGAACATTGAAAAATGACTATTATACTATACTTAATGCTTGGGCAGAGGGTAAACCCTACCTAAGTATTATTAAGGACAATCCAAAAGCTGAATTACTACCAAAAGCAAAGGTTGCGGCTGGTAAAGTTCGTATGTTTAATGAGCTGAATGTTGCTGATAATATGGCTTACAAAGCTATATTTGGCACTTTGCTCAACCAAATGTTCGAGCTTCACGAAACTGAGATCTATTGTGTTGGTATGAATCCATATTTGGATGCTACATCACACATGTTACAATTTGATGCTATGGATGGAGAATTCATTGACACTGATTGTAAAACACTTGACAAAACAATACCCAGGAAATTGATTTCTGATTTCGTTGAAGTACACTTTAGAGACTCTCGCAGCGAAGATTTTAAGATGGCTGTAACTGACACACTGTGCTACCGGATACACGTGATGAACGGAAACGTTTATCTAGTAGATTCAGGTAATGATAGTGGTCAATTTATAACTACAATTCTTAATTGCTTCGTCATTAATAAGACAACTTGGTATACGATAGTACGAAAGTACTTTGAGAAATACGGTCGTTTTCCAAGTTTGCGAGAAGTTTTAGCCATATGCATACTTAAAGCTTTAGGCGATGATGCACTTAGGAAAATTTTAGCAGG